TACCATCTCCAGGTGAGCTAAACGATGCCGCGTTGTTTTTGAAAATAAAACTTAAAAGTCTATTTTCCAAGAAGGTGGTTGCTGCATTTGCTGTTGCCATTTTCTACTCCTATGTTCTTTGTGCTCTTGGTAGCCCTTGTCTGTAGGCATCTTCATTTTCTCTAGCCTCACCATAATCTTTTAATCGAGTTAACTGATCCATAAATCTTTTTTCATATTGTTGTATCAAATCAGGCTCACCTTTCATGAACAAATATGCATCAACTAACGAGCCAAATAATAATGCAAATGGCGCATTAGTGCTTAACCATGTTGTACCACTATCTGAACCTGCTGTTAAGCTAGTCGGTCTGTAATAATAATGAAGCTCTATTGTGTAGTTACTATTAGGGGTCGGTGCTACTATGAAATTATTTGCATCAAACTGTGCATAAAATCTTGGTGCTCCAGTAGATGCAGAGCCATTGAACGCTTCTTGTAAAAAGTTTACGTCTTTTTGTAACAAGAAATCCTCGCTACCTGCAGTTGTAATTTGTAAAGAAAAAGATGCTAGGTAATCTGTAGGTATTGTTAAAAACTTATCACTTGAAGTTAATGTTGATGTAACGTTCTTTCTAAATATTTCTAAGTCAACATTTTTAAATATTCTTTCTTCTGCCGCTTTTATAAAATCAGAAATATGATTAACAAAAGTTGTTTCACTATTATCTGTATAATCCTGTATTGCAGTTTTCAATTGTGCAAATGTAAAACTCATGATGTTATACTGACGGGACCTGCAGTTGCAAAGTCTCCGCCTCCCTTTACGTTACCTGTTGTTGATGATTCAGCAACAGTGAATGTGTATGTATCAGATGTTACAACTGTGATACTGTAACCACTAGAAAGTTCAAGTGCACTTTTTGAAAGACCATCAAATCCTGTGCATGTTCTAAACCTTACTGTGTCTGATGTTGATCTTCCATGAGCTACCTCAGTTACAGTCACCACTGTGCTACCACCACCAGCAACCGCAGATGTAAATGGATCATGTATTAGAACACGCTCTACATCTGGCTCTGATCTCTGATCTGGTCTTGGGTCATTTAAAGATTGTGCATCTTCTGCTTTTACCCTACCTATAAAGTTTTGTGGGTGATCTTGGTCTACCATATCTTTACCAACACGAAGACCATTCCTAACACCATTACGAAACTCATACACTAGATCTGCAAGATCATATCTAAAACCAGATCTATCACAAAATCCAAATGCGTATTTACCTCTTGCTCTTGCCATTCTTTATCTCATAAAAGTATTCATCTGTTTCACCAAGTCTAAATTTTTCTGCATTTTCTACCTGATATTCTATTGTACTAACTTTAAAGTCAGGCTGCAATGGTTTCTCAGGAGATAATGAATTATCATACATCCTTGTCCTATTGTTTGGATATAAACAATACTGACCATTGCTAAGTTCTATAAGATTGTTAGACTTGTGTTCTGCTGGTCTTTCGCTAGTGCTATAATCTATCTGATCACAATCATAATGATAGTTATCCAAGGTGCATATATAAGATCCTTTTTGCACCCCAAAGTCTCTTGTATACACCTCAAACTCCATTGTAGATATAAACTGCTTCTGCACTGCTACGACTCCATAATCCATACAGTTCCAAAACTGCAGGTTAGGTAAGTCCAAGTCAGGGTCTGGTGTTTTTGGTTCTGAAACAAATGCTGATATTGGGAGCTTATCAAACATTGCGCCATAGTCAGGTAAGAATGTTTCAAAGTAGAAAGCACGACCAGGAATAGATTTAGCCGATATCCATACTCCTTTAATAAACTCACCATGACTGTCATCCAGATCCCTTAGATATTCTTTTCTGACCCAAACCTCTATAGAGGGTAAATTACAAATTAATCCTGCCATTACATTACTTTGAAATTTACACCTCTTGTTGCCGCACCACCACCTCTCATTTTCATAACTTTGCCACCTTTTTTCATGTAGCCCATTTTGTTACGAACTTCTGTAGGCAACTTTCTTAAACCAGGATTTTCACCAGCAGATGGCAATGGCTTAAGTGATCCACCACCTTTTGCAGTCATTGGCTTGCCTCTACCTAACAGTCTATCCATCATTTCTTTTTGTTTTGGTGCTAGAAATGGCATACCTGATTTAGGTTTAGCTGGTCTTTTACGACCTTTTGGCATTGGTCTTGGTTTAGGTGATTTCATTTCCATAGGCTTTTTACTTTTTACTCCTTTACCTATACCCATAACACCTCCATCCTTCTTTTTCTTAACATTTTTCATAGCCTCCTGATTAGCCCTTGCTGTTCGTTTGCTAAACTCTCTGTTAAGAGATGTGGTTTTGTCAGCTCTAAATGGATCTTTTTTCTTGGTTTTCTTTTTAGTTTTACCAATATCCATTCCGCCTCCACCCATTAGATCTCTACCTTTTCTTGTAGGTTTTATTACTATTGGCATTATCTTCTCCCTAATGATGGTGATTTAGTTTTATATAATCTTCTTCTTCTCATTCTATCAATAGCCTTTTTTGGTTTCATTTTAGGTGTAGGAGGCGGTGTCATCGCCACTTTTTTCTTTTTTACTGCTCCACTCTTTTTAGGCTGTAAAGCTGCCATTTGTTTGTTGGTCATTCCTTTGTAGGGGCTTTGCTTAGTGCTTCCTGCAACTGTTGCTCCTGTTCTTCTTTTGCTACCAACTTTCGATGCAGCATAAGGTAACTTTAACGTTGCTCCTGCTCTAATTTTATTTAAATCGGTTATTTGTGGATTAGCTTGTTTCAATTGATTTAATGTAAATCCCTTGCTTTTAGCTATTTGTGATAATGTATCACCGCTTTTTATTTTGTACTGTGGCATAATTTAACTCCCAAAAAATGTGTTATATGGTACAAATCTAGCAGAGGCGTTTTCAGTATCTTCGCCTGCAGCTAGTTCAAATTGAAACTCGTACTCTTGTTTCAATGCATTTACCCTGTCGTTTACTTCTGGTCTTTTCATAGCAACATAGTAGGCAAGACCAGATACTAGGCAGGGTACAAACCTTGGAGGAATAAAGGCAGTTGTAGTTCCTGATATTCCAGAGGATATTCCGTCTATGCCTACTATTCTGTAATAAAACAAAGTATATGTTTGTGTGCTGTCTGGCACTGGGTAAAATGTTACATCTACTTTGTTACTTAATCTCTGTATAAATATTTGTGTTGGTCTTCCTGTAGTGTTTTTATTAGCTGTCTGTGCATATGTAGAAACACTAATCCTAGTTAGATTAGTATCTGTTTGATTTGTTCCTGTGCCTGTTCTTATCTGGTGTTCTAATAAATCTACAGTATCTGTAGGCAAAGTATATGTGGCAGTCCCTGATGACAGTGTTTCTGTGCCCTCTGCTATAGTCCACAGATTAAGACCTCTGTTCTGCCACTCAGCAGTCAATATATTAAAAGATCTTCTTATGGTTTTTAGATCGTAACCAGTTTTCATATCAAGACCTGCTCTTTCAAAAGCCTCTTGGAATATCTCTGGTATGTCTGGTGTTACTGCTGCCATTTATGTGACCTTTCTATAAGCCTTCGTCTTTCGAGCAATCTTTTTGGGCTGTTTAGAAAATTGTTTACCTTTTCTAGTTGCCTTGCGTTTAGCAGCCGAAGAACGGGCGTATTCAGCGGGCGAAAGAGCCTTAATTGCTTTTTCAGGTAGGTAACGCTCGCCAGTTGCCTTTGGTCCCTGTGTACTAGGTTTACCACTTTTTGTTCGCCACTTCTGTTTACCCCAAGCCTTCAAGCTCCTTTGCGATTTTTTTAAAGCCATCTACTTCACCTTTTTTGCTTTTCTAATAGCTTCTTTACCTTTTTTAAATATACTAGCCACCTGACTCTTACCCATTACCTTTGCTCTTTGTTCTCCCACTGTAAGTATTTGTATCTTACGAGCATAAGGTTTATTAATCTTTTTTACCTTTGATACCGTAGCTCTTGCGTCTGCTGGTGTTGCAAACTTGATACTTACTGTATCTCTAGGATTTTCATCTGTATATAGTCTCCTTCCGCTACCCTTTGGTTTTTTTCCTGTGCCAACTTTTGGATCTCTCTTTTTCATTTTTTATTCATCCAAGCCGTGGTGCCCATATATGCACCCACAATGCCTGCGCCTGAAATGTAGAAAAGTGAAGAAATTTCTGCAAGTGCATTTATTCTCTCTATACTAATAAAAGGCATAAACATCATAAAAGTAAATAATCCCATAGCTATTAAAGTATACCTTGCCATTCTGAGTTGAGCAAGGTTCTTGCGAAGTGCTGTTTCTGTTTCTTTTATTTCTTTCATATTAGCAAGCTCTGCATCAGAAACCACACCATCGCCATCTAAATCATACTCATTATATTTGCTTGATGTCTGTAATTTTTTTTGTTTTGTTTTCATTTATTTTTAACCGCACTATTCAAAGAATCAATAATATCATCAATGTTTGGCTCTTTTTGCCAAGGATTGTAAATACATTTAAATTTGCGTGGACACCAACTTTCTATCATCATCTCGTATGTTTTATTTCCTCCTATATAAATACACGCCATCATACCACTCTTTGATTTGATTCTTTTAGCAAGTCTACAAGTAGTATATTTTTTTTTTTGATTTTACCTTGATGTATTTTTTGTTGTCTAGTGTAGTCTTTTGGTTTGTAAATATAACCCTCTGTCATATGCAAATAATTTTCTGCTCGTGCTTGTTTCATCCAGATGCCTGCAACTAATGCAGCAAACCCGCCAACTATAGCTACCACTATAAACCAAGTGACAGCCTCACCTATCTGTCGTCTAAGTTGTTGTTGTTTGTAAATTGTTTCTTGACGCTGCTTTCTAATCTGCCCTTCCATCTTTAACAGATCGTCATATGCTCGTGGTCCATAAGTCATATTTAAGAACATCTTTAGCTCATACCTTTGTTCTTCAAGTTTTTTCTTTGCAGCATATGCTGAGAGAGCTGCCTCTTCAATCGATCCAGCTTTAAACAACTTACCGAAAAGGGGAGGATTCTTTGCTTGTTTTTCTGCATTGTCCACATCTGATACAGCTCCCATCCATCTTCCAATATCTCCAGACATTTGTTCAATATCACGACCTACTGCAAATCCTTTCTTGATTGCATCAAATGCTTTTGAAGCCACTCCTACGGCTAATGATATTGTTGCTGGATCTATTGTTCAACTCCCTTAACCTCTATACCCGCCACCTTTGGCTTTGTATTGTTTAGCAAGCATTTGCGCTTTTCTAGCTGACCACTGACCAGGTGCGCCACCTTTACCGCCTGCCTTTATTCTGTTAAACAAAGCCTTTCTCATGGTTGGCTTTGTGTAGTTACCTGCTTTATTGACTGTGCTTTTACCACCTTTTTTCATTCTTTTAAGTATACCACCACCTCTCATACCCCCAGATGATGAACCTGATGATGAGGATGTTGAAGTAGATGAAGAAGATGCTGGACCATCATCTAAGTTCTTTGCAGACCTGATTATTTTTAAATCTTTTCTGTCATCACCTGTAGATAAAAATCCACCTGTTTTTAATCTCATTGGTTTTTTCATGATACATTCCTCATTCTTTCACAAAGTCTCTCTGCTCTATTTGGAACTTGTTTTGCCCAAAGCGAATCTTCCATTTGTATCGCTGCCTCTATCCAGTTTGCATCCATCACTGCTTCACGCATTTTTTTAAACTTGGATAGACGGGGTCTGCCAAGATTAAACATCATGTTAGCAATAATTCTTTGCGCCTCTTCAGGTAAGTCATCAAAGTGTTCATATAAAACTTTACACTCATCTATTGTCACTTCTATGTCTTTAGCAAATAGTTCATTGACTCTTTCTTCAGAGACTTCAGTGCCTACTGGTTTGTCGTACTCTTCATCCCACTCTGTCAGAAGGTGCCCAATTCCTACAGTCTTCAGATTTAAGTGATCTAAATACACAGAGTGCACGCAACCCTCATCTCTTTTTAGTTCTTCTCTTAACTTTTCGATATCCATTATCTCATAGAACCTTTTGTTTTGCCCTTAGTAGCTAATCCATCGATAGGTTTTGATCTTTTCATCATTCCACCCATCATCATTCTTTGCATTTCATTAGCACCTGTAGCTGACATAGAGCTACTTGCAGCCTGTGGCATTTGTGCTGATGCCATTTCCATTTGTCTTCTTTTTCTTCTATCTCTTTGCTTTCGTGCAAAAGGCATAGTTAAAACACCACCTAATCCTGCACCAGCTAATACACTAGCAGGACCTTTGCCTTTCATTATGCTATACGCTGGACTCAAAGCAGCAGCAAGATCCCCACCACTCATTTTCTTTTGAACAGGTTTTTTCTTTTTATTAAGTATTTTTCTTTTAGTGCCTTTATCAGAGCCCATTTTTTCACCTATAAATTTTTTTCTCATTCTTTCTCTGTTACCTTTTAAACCATACATGGTGCCACCTTTCATTTGTTGTCTCATAGAAGCTCGACTAATCAACACTTCCACCTTCGTCTTGCTTGTCTTAATCTACTGTTGGGATTCTTTGCAGCCTTTGGAAACTTTTTCATTTGACCAGCAGATCTGGCACAGAAAGACTTTCTTCTTTTAGCATCTTTACTGCCAGGCTTTACTTTGCCAGTTACTGCGGTCTTAAGTTTACTGCCAGGGTTTTGCCTTCTATATTTGGCAACACCTTTTGCGGTCATACCAGCACCCTGTTTAGTGGGTCTTTTATCACCGCTTTTTATGGTGAAGCCTTTTAGGCTACCCTTTTTCTTTGTGCTAGGCATAGAAGAATGTCATCATATCAATAGTGCCTATTGTATAATTGACAACAAAACCATTCTCAAACAACACACCATCTTCTGGTACGGTTCTATCAACAGTGGTGTTATCAGTTCCAATAGTTCTTGATTTAAACAAGATTGTACCATCTTCTGGTGCACCATTAAAAAAGTTTATGACTCCAGCATTGCCACCTGACACTATGGAAAAACCCTTTAGCCTAACTCTGTTATTACCTAAAACAGCTTGCGCTGCTAAAGTTCCTGAACCAACTGATACATTAGCTGCATACTGAGCGGAGCATGTAGCACTAGTTATTGTTTTAAATAACTTAGTTCCAGCAACTGTCTCTGCAGATCCAGTGGAAACTATAACCTCTGTCATAGAATCACCAAAAACATCTGTACCAACTACAGTGACAGTCTTTGCATTGTCTCCTGTTCCTGCAGTTGTTACCGTTACATTTCTAGCGCCACCAGAAGCAAAACTAGTATTAGCTAAAGTGAACTCAGTGTTAGGTCTTGCTGCAGCAGCAATAAATGTTGTTGATGCAGCTACTTCATCGCTTACAGTAATAACCTGTACGTCTGATCGACCTGCCATTTAGACCTCCTCTGATTAAGCCTCGTAACCTATTAATTCAATTAACAGTTTACCTGCAGTATAATCTGCGTCAGTGGTTGCGCCTAATGTTAGGTAAAGAAACTCATCTGCAGCAGGCAATCCAGTAAAATAAACCTTTGTACCTAATGCTGCATCACCAGCGTTTACAAGAAGCGTTTCTGTTAAATCAGAAATAGCACCATCTTCTACACCTGTGCCTTCTGTAGCAGAGTGCACATTGATGTCAGGGTCACCACCTGCAGGAGCTTCAAAACATTCCATGCTACCAGCAATGATTGTTCCATTCTCTGCAGCAGTAATCTGACCGATGTGACATACATTAGATGTTCCATTTACACCAATAATATCACCGTTTGCTGTAGATCTTAAACCAGTTAAGTCTATTAATATTCTTGTTGTAATAATTCCACCTTGCCTCATAACAGAGCTTCTATAAATAGTTCCAGTACCACCTGTGATACCAGTTCCTGCTTCTGTTGTAAGTTTATTAGCATCTAAAGATGCGAATCCACTTGAGTTAATACTTGATTGTGTGGTGAAAGCTCCAGTAGTGGCATTTTTACTTACACTTGTAAATCCGCCTTCTGATCGGACTGGACCCGAAAAGGTTGTATTAGCCATATCAATCTCCTTGTCTTGGCAAATGTCGAAGTTAATTCTTCGTCAAGGTAATTTCAGTATATATTAAAAAGGGCGGTTTGTAACCGCCCCTTGTAAATTTATTTATGCTCCAGGTGAGCCAAACATTCCTAATGGGTCTGATACACCGAATGAATATCTTTCACGAGCTTTGTATCTAACATTGCCTGTGTCAAAATCTCCATCCATTGATGTAGCCATAGGTGTTCTTACAAACATCTTCATGCCGTTAGGTACATCAGTTGTTAAGAAGAAAGCATCTGTGTCTGTGAGATAGTGGTTAACCACAAATCCCTCAGGAATAGATCCATTGTTTCTTAACGCATTGATGTCGTTATCAGCAGTGCCTGTTCTCTGCTCTGTCTGCAACAGTCTTGTTGCCACAAACATTAATGCTGGTGGAACGATTAACTTTCTAGGTCTTGCGGCAATCAATAAACCTCTTTCGTCTACGAAAGCGGCAATATCAATTACCATCTGCTCTAGAGATGTTTCGTTTAAATCAGCATTTGTTGAAAGTCTATTTTTCTGGTTCCCACCTGCAACAGTTGGGTGTGCGGTGCTGAATAATGTCACGCCATCACCACTGTTAAATGTGTCAAAACCAGTGTTTAACAAACTTGCAGCTTTTGTTTGTTTTGTATAAGCCATAGCTCTTGCTAGTGCTTTTGTATAACGAGCAGACAATGAATCATAAAGATTATCTTCCATTGCCTCTTCTGTTATTGAAAAGCCCATTGCAACAGTTTCATGGTTATACCTTGCAGTGAAAGACTCTTGCGCTGAATCAAAACTTACTGCACTTCCCTCAGGTTTTACTGGGGCTGCACCAAATCCTGACAACTTGACTTCTTCTTCAAAACTACGCTCTGAATTTTCTGTCTCATATATCTCAGCATGTTCGTCTTCATACTTTGCATACTCAAGCCCAAATAATGCATTTAAGCCAGGTAATAACTCCTTAAGGAGTTGTGCTCTTGAAATAGCCATATTACAACCTCCTTAAGCTGCGCCACTAGTTGATGAGAGCTGATGATAATTGAACTTACAAACCAATATTGGAAAGTTACTTCCTTTTTCATCACCTAAGTCACCGCCTAGATAGTCTATTATTTTAATACCATCACCTGCATTTGTAGATATTTCAGATGCATCTAATGAAACACGGGATATACCCAATGTTGTATTAGCGCTTCCTTGTACCACAGGTGCGTTTTTACCGTAGATATCTCTTTCATTAGAAAATGAACCATCTGCCTGTATTGTAAATAATACATTAGGATCATCTACGACATAAGCCATTATGTCATCCGCTGCTGTACTTGCAGGGAAGTGTTGACTAAAAGTCAACTGATTAGTATTTGGATCTGTAAATCGACATCCCATGAAAATACCACATAGGTCAGTTGCTGAACCATCCATAGTACCTGTCATTTTTGCAATTGTAGTTGCGTTACTGGCATTTACTAACTGAACGATGTCGCCCTTGACTATCGCTGTACTCTCCCCAGATTTGATAGGGTACTGTCTGAATACCTCTAATGAACCTGCATCGAATCTGCCGATTGGGTTTAATCCAAATGGTGCTGCTACACTACTCATTTTAAGCCTCTTCGGTTAATTATGTTACACTAACTTGTGCGAGTAGCCTTTTCTGGTTTTAGAACTGGCATCCTCGGATCAGATTCTCTCATGTAATTATTATCGACAGAACTCATTTGTTGTACGTTCTTTTCTCGATAATGATCTCTTCGAGCATCCATATTTTCTTTGGAGTTCTTGCAAAGTAGCAATCCTCCAACCTCTACATTGCCACTAAACTTAGAATCAATATCAGTCATAACTTTTAATTCAGGATGGTCTTCTGCTCTTACGGCTTCCCAACCCTCACGAAATTTAGCTGAGACGTTTGTCATGTCGGCTTGACCAAGTGTTGATGTGCGTATCCACCTATATTCCACTCCATCTACTGGATCAGGATCTGGTAGAGCGTTTGGTCTTGACCAAGTGACTTTTCTTTTTGTGCTGTCTCTTGTATCTGCTGTGCGTGATGTTCTATCTGCCATCAGTTAGCCTCCTTCAAAAGCTGTGCTGCATATTGCTCATTTGTTAGTCCAAGTCGTTTAGCGAGTGCGACTTGTGTTGAGGTCAGTTGCACTTTGCGTGGTTTTTTTGCAGTTCTACTAGGAGCGGCAACCACGGAACCAACAGATCGTGGAGGTGCTTCTACCTCTCTTGTCTCCACACTCTGCTTGTCGAAATAATCAGGAAATGTTCTTTGCATAGCTTCATCTATCTTTTGATAGTATGTTTGTGCATCTGTAACAGGATTTATTTTATCTAGGAGTAGCTTTTGATGCACTCCCATTGCAAAACCTGTCATTTCCTCGTGTCCTTTTTTTTGAAACCAATCATTATTAGCTAACCAATCTTTATCTTCTTGTGTTGGTTGATGCTGTTTAACTTCTGTATAAGCTGGCTCTACTTTTTTTAGAGCTGGTTCTTCTGCCCTTTTTCTAGGCTTGTAGTCATTAACCTTAAATTGTTCTGCTTGCGCCTTGTTAAGTTTAGACTGAGCTTCCACAATCTTATCTGGATCTCCAGCTTCGTATGCTTCTTTGTATTCTTTTTTTGCAGCCTCTATGACTGCATCTGTTCTGCCTTTTACTTGCTCAACTAATAAAGCCTCACCATCATCTAGAGTTTTCTTAAGGGAATTATTTTCTTTTAACACTCTTTCAGCATGAGCTATTGCTTCATTTTTTTCTCTTTCAGCAGCTTCTTTGGCTCTTCTTTCTTCGTGATACTCATATTTTAATTGTTTGATTCTTTTCTGAGCATCGCCTTTATACTGAGCAATCTCGTCATCCTCAGGAATGTTAGGTTTAGTTCCCTCTGTCCTAGCAGGTCTTCCCTGATCTTCCTGAGGTGTATCGTCTATGACTTGAACCTCTATATCAGGAACTACGTTTTCTTCTTGTTCTACTTCTAAGTTTTCTGCAGTGTTTTCACTCATACTCTCGCATACCCTCTTGGATCATCGACAACTGCTTCCACAGTGTCATCGTTAATTAATCTAAATTCTTCGCCTTTTATTTTAAATCTGGTTCCAGAATAAGATCTAAAAATAACAAAATCACCTTTTTGGCAGTAAGCACCATTAGGAAATTTCTCTGTGTCTTTATAGGCTTCTTCACCCATATCAACAACAAAACCAATAATAGATGCTGTTTCTTCTGCTTTCACTAAAGTGTCTGGCATATGCACGCCACCCTCAGTTTTCTCAGCCATTTTAGGTATACTGATAAGTAATTTATACCCTTTTGGCACAGGTAATTTTAACTTAACTTCGTCTTTTATTTCTTTTTGTGCTGTATACATATTTCCTATATATCCTAATTTTTTGTTTAAGAAAAGCCTTAATCTTCAATAAACCTTTTTTCAATTGTTTTAATTTCTTCTTCAATCTGCTTTGTAGCTTCGATTTTCCCGCAGGTTTCCCTATATTCTTCATAGGAAGATGCTCCGCCATTCGAGACATAATTAGACCAATCATATCTCATCTCCTGTATTTTTTTAATAATTGGTGTATATACTGTTTCATTTTTAT